ATTTTTGATTCTGTAATAGCTATCAGGAGATACTCAGGTGGATTAGAAACATCATAGTTCGCAACTAAATAATTAAAATATCTGTTGCTATCTGACATGCAATAATCTTCTAGTACCCTAGGTGGGACTTGAAAACCACCGAGACTTGATTCTCCAAGTAAGGAAAAGAACATTTGATCAGTTAAAAACTCAAGTTTCTTTTTAAGACTACTAAGATCTTTCTTAGGAATAACCTTACCATCGGATTGACTATCAATGTCTTTAAACAGAGAATATAGAAATACTTCATGTATATCTATATCGAGATTCGCCCCTATATGCATCTGCAAGAACGAACATAAGTAAGTTCTAGGGGATACAAAGAATTTAGAAGCTTTCCTAGGAGATATAGGTGTAAAAATTCGATCATCAAGGACGAATTTCTTTAAATATTCACCAAACATCTTCCTATCGTTTGCTTCTCCTACACCAACTGATTTAAAAGATTTATCTTCATTAATCGTCATTTTCAGATTAGTCATAATATTTTTTATTTCATCGTATAATAACGGGTGAGTTATTGATTGGTCATCTCCACATACATTGAAATATGGTATCAAACTTTGTTCAGAACCTTGTATTAGATTCTTTTTTACTAGGTTTTTAATACCTTGTCTCATTATAACATAAAGTGTCATATGTAATAATAACCATGATGATTTAGCACCCATAGGTTGTCCCGTTCTATAACTTATTGGTTCTATATATTTATCTGGTTTCTTTGGATCTAGGAAGTCAGTAATATGAAACTTTCTCTTTTTAGAGATTACATCAGACCATAACGATCCAACACCATTGATTCCAAATCTTTGAGATATTACACTTTCTACAATTCTTTCTTGGATTTTTATATCTAAAAGATCGGTTGCAGATTTAAGATCAAATGTGCCAATAAATCCCTGCTCAAATGCCCTATCAGACATCTCACAAAATGATGTCTCTTGATCAAAATGAGCACTCTCATACCCCAATCGACTTGATATCTTTGAAAATATATCATGGATTGGATTTAAAACAGTTTGAGTAAATGCATCAACTTCAGCAACTACTCTTTTTTTATACCCTAATTCAATAAACATAAAAATTCTTGAATGAATAGGATCTCTTTCCAATTCTCGAAATCTTTTGAAAGGATTACTTTCAATCTCACCTTCAGAGAGCTGTTGATTAGGAACTCTGACATTTGAAATTTTCTCTAAAACATCATCAGAGATAATAATTCCGAATTTCTCTCCTAGTTCTTTAACGCTGGTCAGAAGTTCTTGATCATTGATTAAAGCTTTCGCGTCGAAGGGGATGTTGAGAACTGAGGATTGACTGTTCGGTCCAGATTTCCCAGTGATGAATAAGAAGGGTGATTCTTCAACCGATCTCTCCGAAAAATCGAAATCATTGGGGTCAATCATTCTTCCGAGCTCGAAGCAAATTTCCTCGAGTTCGGGGAGCGAATCAGAAATCTCCTCGTCCGATAAAGATACTGAATTCCCCTGTCTGATAGTTTTCAGTACCTCACTAGCCTTTTCGATGGTATCTATCTTCTCAGAGACACGAATCCCACGGTTTGAATATAATAATGAAGTTATCAGTGGAACAAAAGTAGATCTAAAATCTGCATCTGCTTCTACTAATATCTTTAATACATTATTAAAGTTTTCTATAAACAAGATTATCTTACTCTCAAATTCTTTTTGAATTTCAGTTAGGTTTATCTTGGAACGGATCTTCTTTGAGTATTGTTTGTTGACCCGACTGGTACTATTCGATACATAAGAATTTATCATTTCTTCCTCAGCAACAAGTTCTGTGAATTCATTACTAGATAGACATATCATCAGATGATTTAAACATGACTTCAATAAATCAATCAAATCAACATCAGTTAACGATAAATAGAGTCTCCTCATTAGGTTAGTTGAGAGAGCTAGATTACTTAGTTTCTGTCCTGATTCTTCTAATAAAAATTCGAAAAATGGGCGGTTATCGCCATTCAACGAATTGATGATCAGTTCGAATCTATTAATGAATATCATAACTGTATCAGTATAATGTTCATTGTGAACTTTATTAAGTTTAATTTTCTTACACTTCTTAATTATCAATGAACACAAGATTGTCAAGTACATAGATACTGATAAATTTTCAGAATCTTTTCCTTGATGATCAACCCTCATAGTATCAAAATACTTTTTAAAAAGCATCATTTTACTATTTTTTAAATGCTCAGGAATAATTTCAAGTTCATTTTTTGAATCATAATAAGAATTAAGTGTGATGTCGACATTTTTAAGTCTGTCACCGAAATCTTCGGATAACTTTCCTTTAATCTTAATCCTAAAATCTTTTAGTTCATTGGGATGCCGATCGAACCC